CCCATTCTCATTATTCGTATCCCGATTCATTCATTACCGGCAATCTTAAGGCTGCTCCGGTTGCGTACAATCATCAGCTTCCGGATTTCCTCGCGGAGCAGCTCTGGTTATTAGATGGCTCGGATTCCGAAATCAGGGAATTCTGCAAAGCTCTCGGCGTGACCCCGGTTGAGTCCTGGGATGAAGCCGGACGGCTTGCCGCCCAATGGAACCCGCCGATCGCTCTTACTATAAATAATGGGGCGGCGGTTATCGAAGCGATACAAGCGCTCAATCTGCCCGAACTTCCCCCTGCGCTTGATCCGAAAAACAGCGCTCCCGGAATAGCGGAAATCACATTTAAGCTGAGCGACCATATCTCCAAACAGGAATTTAACGAGGCCAATAATGAAAAATGCTAAGCCTTCTATTCTGATTGCGGTTCCGAATCTGGGGAATGTTCGCAGCGAGCTATCCATTAAATTTTTAGAGTGGTCATCCGATCCGCGATTCAAGGTTAAAATTTGGACTCCGGAACATTTGATTCCCCTTGACCATGCGAGAAACGTTATCCGCAGAGAATTTTTATCGGGAAAATTCGATTTTATTATGATGTGTGATGCCGATATTGTTCCCCCCGCTAATATTCTGGACCTGGTCTCGCTGGACCTGGATGTGGTCGCGCCGGTTTCCTGGGTGCTCAAAGACGAGGGCATTATTCCGATGGCCCTAACGAAAGTTGAGGATGGATGGCAGGTGGTCGGGGACCTTCAATATAATGAAATTCGGAGCGTTGATTGCGCCGGCGCCGGGTGTCTGATCATTGCCCGAAGGGTTCTCGAGAAGGTCGGGATCTTTCGATTTGTTTATGATGATGACGGTATGATGATGAACGATGAAGGGTTTGACTGGAATAATCGGGTGATCGAGGCGGGGTTCAAAATTTTTGTACATGGCGGCTATGAAACGAGTCATTTTAAAACAGTCGATCTGAAACAACTGGTTAAAATTCAGAACAATCTCAGGCATCTTCAGGAACGGATTACTAAAAAATGAGCATTGGCGGACTTATCGGCGGAATTATTGGCGGGGTGGTCGGATTTTTTACCGGCGGCATTGGCGGGGCGGCTATCGGATTCGGCATTGGTTTCGGATTGGGAACAATCGTTGATCCCATAACCCCCGATGTTCCGTCTGCCGGCAGCCCCGAGCAAAAACTGACAATTACCACGAATGAAATCGGCTTGCCGATTCCGGATCTCGTCGGGACCGGCAAAATTACCGGCAATCTATTGTGTTACGGAAACGAACGGTCGGAGGCGCAATGGTCGAAATCCTCCGGCGGCAAGGGCGGCGGCGGTAGCCACCATCAAATAACCGGCTATAAATATTATATGTCCTGGGCAATCGGCCTCTGTGCCGGGCCGGTGGATGAAATATATACAATTTTCCGGAATGAAGAGGCGGTCTGGAGCGGCAATTTACAGCGGCCGGAGGCCGGAGGGCAGGAGACCATCGCAATCACCGACGTCGGCAATGTAACGTTTTATTTCGGCACGGATGATCAGGAAGCCAACGCGACCGTCGGCGAATTAATCTCGGCCCCGACGCTCAATACGCCCTATCGCAACCTGTGCTGGGTATTTTTTGATGATTGCTACATCGGCGAATACCATCGAATGCCGACCATGCGATTCATTCTGAGGAAATCACCGGAACTCCCGTTTTCCACCAAAAACGTGATTATGGAATATGACTATAATCCGATCCATGCCATCTGGTACATTTTTCATAATTTGACTGGATTGCCGGTGAGCTGGCTGCATTCGGATGATTTTACGGCCGCGGCGGATATGCTGTATGCCGAGTATCGGGGGATCAGCCTCCTCTTCGACCGGCAGCAGGACGCGCTGACCTACCTCGAAAACATCAATTCCCATATCAATAACGTTATCCGCTACGGAAACGACGGGAAATTTCATCCCAAATTAATCAGAAAAGATTATTCTCTTGCGGCGCTGCCCGTGGTGGACGAATCCGTGATGCTGGACGAGCCGACCATCACCCGGAAAAGCTGGATCGACACCATCAATGAGGTCAAAGTTCAGTACTCGGAATTGATTAATGTCGACCGGGAGTCGGATCTACCTCCAGGCATTGATTATCCTCCCTACCTTGATGCTAAAGCTGGCCATTGGGGTGGCCATTGGGGGTACCGGTTCTCCACTTCTATGTGGGATGGTTGTAGTGAATACGAAGGCGGCCTGATAGACTACGAAGTCACTTTCTCGCAGTCCATTCCCGATACTTATCCTGCCGGCTGGTATTATCATCCATTGCTTGAAGGAACCTGCATATGTATCCCTGAGGAGTGGATATATCACCCGGCAAATTCTGAATGTTTTGGCCCGTATCATTGGACCATTTTCTCAACTGTGAGTAACGCTACTTGGCCGATTACAGATTGTCGCACAGGAAAATATTTTCTTTGTCACAGTGCTTGGGCCAAGGGCATTTGTCCACTTACCGGGGGCCTATGGCATGATGATGCCTTTACCATCAGTTGGAAGCAATGGGTAGAGGATTAAATTTTAGAATGGAATTGAAATGGAAGATTATTTAGATTTTCGAGATTCAATCGCCAGTCCGGAAGCAATCGATACTGGTAACAAGGAAATTCAGGGGCGGTCGGTGGTCAAAACGGTCAAATTAGCCTTCTTTACCACCAACAAAAACGCGCTCTGGAGAGGCATCCACATACTGCAGGAATCATCGTATCCCTTTGCCTCCATTAGTTTTCCTGCAAATCGGAAGCTCTTTCGGCTTGAAGTCGGTGGTTGCTTTTTATTTTCATACGCGGCGTACGGCATTTCAAACATGATTTGCCGGATTCTGCAGATCGAGGAGGAGGGGCCGGCATCGGAGAACATCATTATTCACTGCATGGAGGACATATTCTCAATTGCCAACAGCATTACCGAGTATTCGGAGCCGACAAACAATACCCAGGCCGCTCCTGACTATACGGTATCCCCGCTGGTTCACCAAAAAATTGTGGAAGCTCCCTATGCTATGACGACTTCGCTGGAACTTCTTCCAATGGCCTGCCGTGAATCATCCCGAGATTTGGGCTTTCTGGTCTATATCAGCATTGATGCCGGTGATTCGTATGTTCAGGTGGACTCGGTACCCAATCTCCAGCCCTACGGCACGCTGGCCGAGACCTATCCGGAGGACACCTACACGATCGATGATGAGATCGGGCTCACTGTTGATTTCGCGCAGGATGCTGATCAGATTGAAACCGAGACCTGGGCGAACATTTTTCCCGGAGTGAGGAATATCGCGGTTTTAGGCGATGAGATTATCTCGTTTCAATCGATTACGCCGGTTACTGAGACCCAATATAAGCTGGAGGGCATCATTCGGGGCCGATTCGGAACCACAAAACAGACTCATCCGGAAGACACAGAGTTTTTCGCGATGGGAAACAATATTTCATTAATCTCTCACAGCGAAATAATAGTCGGCGCCGATCGAAAATTCAAATTCGTTCCCTATAATGTTCGAGCCAACAGCGATATTGCCGAGGCGGCCGCGCTCGATTTGACTATCGAGGGAACCGCGCTGACGCCGTATACGCCCGTGAATTTTTGCGCCACTGGAGGAAGCTTCGCGGCGCGTTACGATACCGATATCGTGCTGACCTGGTCGCCGCGATATCGGGGCAAAGGCGCCGGTATAGGGACCCCGGGAACGGTTCTGGCAGATACCGATAGGGAAGGATTGTTTCGGATCGAGGTCTGGGTATCCGATCTCAAGGTGCGGGACACGGACGCCATCGATGCCGCGACCTGGACCTACACGGAGGCGATGAATATTGCCGATAATGGCGCGTCGGCAGACAGCGTAACCTTCAAATTGACCAATTACCGCGTCGAAGGCGGCGTGACCTACGAATCAGACCAGGCGGAGGTAACATGCAAAAAGAATTAACATTGAGGAGACAGTTATTATGACCACAAATAAATATGATCTCCATACGATAGATTATTCCGTACAGGGCTGGGACACCGTCATGAAGACGGACATGGAAAAACTCGATGACGTTATTCATTCGAGATTGCTGGCCACTCTGGGAGAGACCGTGGCGGCCCCAAAAGCGGTCTATCTCAGCCGGGCGGACGGCAAATATTATCAGGCCCAGGCCAACCAGTCCCGGCAGCCGGCCCTGGGGCTGACCATCGAATCCGGTGTGCTCGATGATCAAATCCGGGTACAACGGGTCGGCCCGATCACCGATGCCGGATGGTCATGGGCAATCGGCAAGCCCGTCTTCCTCTCGCCGGATACGCCGGGGGAGCTGACGCAGATTCAACCTGCGGTGGGCAAACAATTTATCGGCATAGCGAGCGCCGCGGATACGATAATCCTCTCCGGCACGATCGATCTTGAGGCTTTGCCGACAACCACAACCACGACAACCACCAGCTCGACCAGTTCTACAACGAGCTCAAGCTCATCGACTACAACCAGTTAAAAAAAGAAGGGAGGAAACTGTATGTTAAAAATAGCGATACTCACCAATATGATGGAATTCTTGCCCGGCTATTCGCTGACCGGGATTGTCAAAGACCAGTCCCGGATGCTGGCAAGATACGATTGTGAGGTGCATCTGTTCGTCAATGACCAATACAACGGCGAGACATTCTCAGACGATGTTATTCTGGAAAAGAAAATTCCGTTCGCCCATCTGATCGATTACGCCAGCAAAAACGATCTCACGGAAGATCATAAAAAAATCATCAGCGCCACCGCCGCCATGCTTCAAAAAGAGCTCGCCGGTTTTGATTATGTCTTTACCCATGATTTTGTTTTTACCGGCTGGTTTCTACCGTATGGCCTCGGCTGCATCGAGGCAGCAAAAAACCTGCCCGATCTGCGCTGGCTCCACTGGATCCACTCCGTTCCCACCCGCAGGAGCGACTGGTGGGACATCAAAACATACGGCCCCGCCCACAAGATCATCTATCCCAATATTCACGATGTTCTTCAGGCGGCGGAACAATACCGGGGCTCTATCGACAATGTCAGGACGATCCATCACATCAAAGACCTGAGATCATGGTTTGATTTCGCGCCTGAGACCTGCGAGCTGATCGATCGGATCCCGGGCATTATGCAGGCCGATATCGTTCAGATCCTCCCCGCCTCCGTGGACCGATTATTGGCCAAACGAGTGCGAGAAGTCATTTTAATATTTTCCCACTTAAAACGCATGAAGCGTTCGGTCTGTCTGGTGGTTGCCAATCAGTGGGCCACCGGCCGGCAGCAGAAACAATCGGTGCGGGAATATATGGTCCTGGCGGCGCAGGCGGGGTTGATTCCGGGGAAAGAAATTGTGTTCACCTCCGAAATCAAGCCCGAATACGAGGTCGGTATCTCCAAGCGCATGATCAGAGAACTGTTTCAATGCTCCAATCTGTTCGTCTTTCCGACCCGCGAGGAATCATTCGGCCTGGTGGTTCCCGAGGCTGCGCTCGCGGGCGGCGTGTTGATGGTGCTCAACAAATCGCTGGAGATGCAGCGTGAGGTTTCGGGCGGGAATGCTCTCTATTTTGATTTCGGGTCATACAATCATCAGTTCAAGGCGGATGATGAAGAGGTTTATCTTCGGGATATCGCAACGATAATTCTCGGCAGGATGCGGCAGGATGAATCGATCATGTCAAAGACGTTTGCGAGGCAGCGGTACAATTATGACTATCTTTATACGCATGAATACGCGCCGGTCATGGGGGAGGCAAAACTATGGGTATAAAATATAACGTCATCATCCCCGTTGTGAACCGCAAACTCGCGGCGCCGCTGTTGGACAGCATCGCCGCCAATACGATCATCCCGGCCAATATCCTGATTATCGATAATTCCCGGGCCGATACGGCATTTCCGGCCGATACCCGATTGCCCCTGACGATCATAGATCCCGGCAAGCGATTGGGAGTTAATGCCTCCTGGAACCTGGGGATCCGTGAGAACGGCGATTGTGATTATCTGGCGATCCTCAACGATGACGTGATCCTGGGAAACCGGTTCTTTGAGAAAAATATCGACGTATTCCGGCAACACCAAGATTGCGGCGTCGCTTGTCCCGCCACGGTTCACGATCCAACGGACATGGATAACAATATCTCCGGCCCAATCATCCGGATGAAACGGAGGGAGGGATGGGCATTCTCTTTTCAGTGGCCGGTGCTTAAAGAAATCCCGCCCATCCCCGCTGATCTGGTTACCTTCTGCGGCGACGATTGGTTCTGGGTACATATGCATCTGAAAGGGTTCCGCTGGTACAAGGACACCGGCAATATCGTCTATCACCAGGTGGGGGCGGCAGTCAGGCAACTCGGCGTTCGGCCCCATCTCAAACGGGATCGGGCGACATTCAGGAGTTTAAACAAATGAGATTATTATTCTTCTATCTGGCCCATAGAAACGCCGGCTATTATCTCGATTTCCTGCCGACCGAGGGATATTTCTGTCTCTTGAAACGCATGGTCGAGACCGGCATCGTCGATGAAATCTCGGTTATTATCGATTCCGGGCAAAAATTACCGCCCGTCGAATATATGGACGGCCTGACCGGCTGTGTGGTTCCGGGGATTGAAAATACTCCGGTAGGCAAGGATGATATTGTCTGGGTGCGCGGGGGGTGGAAATCGTGGTTTCCCTTTTTGGACCGGTTGCATGAAGAACGCCGCTGGCTCCTGTTCTATGGGGCCAATACCGGCCGGGAGCGATGGCCCTTCTGGGATGTGATCTTCGACGATCTGGCCGGTAAGGATTATGTAGATGGAATCGAGAGGGTTCATCTCGATTTCCGGAAACCGACGAATCCCGAGCTATTCCGGCCGCTGGCGGTCGAGCGCAGATATGATCTCTGCATCGGCGCAAGCCATATTCACGATAAAAAGGGCCAGTGGCGGGGAGTCCAGGCCGTTATAGCATATCAGCAGATATTCAAGAAAAATCTGAAGTGCGTCATGCCGGGAGCATTTCGTCATGGTGTTCAAACCAACCATATCATCGAGAATATCAGGAAACAGGGCCTCGATATTGATCTGCCGGGGATGCTCTCCCGGGAGGAACTTGTAAAGATTTATAATCAATCCAAACTGTTTATGCACCTGGGTTCCGGAGGCCAGGGAGACCGGGGCGTCATGGAAGCTCTGCGCTGCGGCTGTCCGGTCCTGATCGGCTTCCCGCAATATCATGCCCCGTTCACCTACGAGACCAACCTTTCGTATGTTTCTGCGGATCCGGACCATTTTTCCACCCTGGCCCATGAAATACACGAACGGTTGGATCAATCGACTGAAGAAAAACGGCGGCAGGTCTTTGAATATCATGAGGCGGAATGCGGGTTGGAAACGGTCATCCTGCCCCGGATGAAACGACTGTTCACATTTCTCCGTGAGCATCCGAAGGCGGACAGGAAGGCCCTATGGGAGGGACTTCATGAATGATCTGGAAAAATACTTCACGGGAAACACGGGCCGACTGATCCACAAGTGGACGCACTACTTCGACATCTATGACCGGCATTTCGCGCGCTTCAGGGGGACCGATGTTCACGTGGTTGAATTCGGCGTGTCGCACGGCGGGTCCCTGCAGATGTGGAAGCGGTATTTTGGACCCGATGCCCGGATATTCGGGATAGACATCAATCCCCATTGCTCGGCGGTGAAGGAAGAGCAGGTCGAGATCATCATCGGTGATCAGGCGGACAGGGAATTTCTCCGCTCACTGGCAGGGAAGATTCCCCGCATAGATATCCTGATCGATGACGGCGGCCATACGATGGGACAGCAGATTCACACCTACGAGGAGCTGTTTCCCCACATCGACAGGAACGGGGTGTATCTGAGCGAGGACCTGCACACCTCGTACTGGCCCAGATGGGGCGGGGGACACAAAAAGGACGGGACCTTCATTGAGTACAGCAAGGACTTCATCGACTACCTCCACGGCTGGCATTCCCTCGAAAAAGGGCAGTTGGACGTGTCTGAATTCACAAAATCGGTGGACTCTCTGCATTATTACGACAGCGTCCTGGTCATCGAGAAGCGGCCGATTGAGAAGCCGTTCCACCTGAAAACCGGCACGCCGGCGGTCCCGTGACAAAAGGAGAGAGTGATGATTGATTTTATCAGTGCCGTAAATAATGAAGAACAATTTGAACAAAACCTGAAGCAATCCTCAGTATTTACGCCGACCAGGTTTGCTCTTCAGCGAGGATATACCAATGTCCCCCGGGCCTATAACGAGGCCGCCGAAACCAGCACCGCCGATCTTCTCTGTTTTGTGCATCAGGACGTCTTCTTTCCCTCGTACTGGCTCAATAATTTTTGGAAGGCAGTGGACGAACTGGAACGATTCGACGCGAACTGGGGGGTCCTCGGTGTTGCCGGAGTGCGAATGGGAAGGAAGCGGGAATGGTACGGAAACCTGCGGCATCGAGGCAGACAATGGGGCGGCCCCGAGGGATTGCCTGCCAGTGTCCAGACCCTGGATGAATTGCTGCTGGTGCGGAAAAATAATGACGGCCTGAAATTTGATGAAGCTATTCCGACAAATCATCTGTATGGCGCTGATATCTGCCTGCAGGCTCAACGTCGCGGCCAGAAATGTTACGCTATCGACGCTTATTGTCATCATAATTCAAGGACCCGACGCCTGCCGGCGGATTTTCACCCGGCGGCGGACTACCTGAAAACAAAGTGGGAATCATGCCTGCCGATCCTCACGACATGCGCCATTTTAAAAAAGGAGGTAATGTAAAATGAGAAAACCCAAAGGACAGGAATTCAGGGAATTAATGCTGGAGCTGATAAAGCTGTTTGCGCCGCACACCTATGTTGAGCTGGGGGTGCAGAATGGATATACATTCAACGTATTGGCTCCGATGGTCAAACGGGCGGTCGCCGTCGATATCGGTGATATGTCGCAGATCGTGAATCGGCCCAATGTGGAAAAACACAGGATGGATTCAAAGGAATTTGCGGCACAATGGACGGATCCGATTGATTTGCTGTTTATCGACGCGGATCATCGGAAAGAACATGTCCTGGCAGACTTCGATAATATGGCGCCTTTTGTGCCGGAGGGCACGGGCCTCATCCTTCTCCACGATACCCATCCCGTCACCACCCGGCTCCTGGCCGATGATTGCTGCTCCAACGCGTGGGAGGCCGCCGTGGATATCCGGAAAAAAAGGAAATACCAGGACTTTGAAATCGTTACGCTGCCGGGGCCGTACGCCGGATTGTCGATTGTCAGGAAGGCGAAAAAGCACCTGGCCTGGCGGGTGACGATATGAAGCCGCTGAACGAAATATACAAGCCCGGATTTTTTAAGAGGCGGGATTCGCTCTCCTGGCGGGCGCCGGGAATATGCGGGCCGGTAATTGATATATTCAAGCCCGAGTCCGTTATCGATGTGGGGTGCGCCATCGGCGATCTGGTGGATTATTTGATTGCTGCGGGTGTGGATGCGTATGGGCTGGAAGGCACGGAAAACGTTGTCCCCTGGCTGAAGATACCGCCGGAAAGGCTGTATATATTTGATCTCCGGACACAGTTTGATCTGCAAAGAAAATTCGATCTGGCCATGTGCTTTGAGGTGCTGGAACATATTGAGCCGGAATACGCGGATACATTGCTGGCCAACCTGACTGAGATGTCGGACCGGCTGTTGATCTCCGCCGCCCCGCCGGGCCAGGGAGGCCACTATCACGTCAATTGCCAACCGATGGCATACTGGGACGAAAAGTTTGATGATCTCGGCTACCGGCCGGATACGGGCATTGAGGAGACAATCAGAAAGCGGATCGCTCCCTGGAAACACAAGCCGGGTATTAAGGCCATATACCAGAATCTGGCATATTTCGAGAAAGAGGAGAAAGATGATTGATATTACCATGACCGCCGTTAGGCGGCCGGAATTGGTCCGGCAGACGTTAGACACGTTTGTATCAAAACTGTTTTCCCGGGCAAACGAGTATCATCTCATTATCAATGTGGATCCGGTCGGCCGGGATATGCAGTCGTTCAAAATAATAGATTTGTGCCGGGAATATTTCCGGAACATCACCTGCAGATGCCCGGAAGAGCCCAGCTTTGGGAGTGCGTTCAAGTGGGTGTGGACCCGGACCACCGCCGATTTCGTGTTTCATCTTGAGGACGACTGGGAACTGGTTCGGCCGGTTGATCTAATGAAAATGATCGAGATTATGACCAACAATCCCGATCTGGCAATCCTGCGCCTCCCCTGGAAGCCAACGGATACCGATTCGGCCAAAAACTGGAAATATTTCTTTCCCTGGAACGGCGAGTTTTTTGAATGCCCCAGGGAACTGAAGCGGACTGTCGGATTCTGCGGGCATCCATCGCTGATCCGAGGTGAGTTCATCCGAAACACGGCGGAATATATTGACGAGACCAGAAATCCGGAAAAGCAGTTTCACCACGGCCCCCGAGAGATTATGGAAGAGATCGACAAATGGAGATATGGCGTATTTGCCGAACAGAATCAGTCGCCGGCGATCCGCGATATCGGGCGACAATGGATGATTAAAAATAATTATAGAAAAGCGGGAAGTAAAGCGTTTTTCACACAATGGGAGGTAATATAAAAATGCCGAAATTAAGCGTAATCGTACCGTTCTGTAACGAATATCCTCAAGTATTGTTTACCATCCAGAGCATCGCGCAGGAACTGAGAGATCGTGTCGATTTCGAGATTATCGCGATCAATAATTATTGTGATGAGGTCAAAGCCCAGAAACGGGAAGAGGACAAAGGCTGTGAGGCACTGCTGGCCAGCCGGAAAGGCAATCCCTGGTTGAAAGTCTTGCATTATGAGAAAAAGTTGTCCCACTGGCAGGCGAAGAATCTGGGCATCAGGGAATCCACCGGTAAGTTTCTCTGGTTCTGTGACGCTCACTGCATCGTATCTCGGGATTCTCTGTTCCGGATGTTTGAATATTACCGTGATCATCACGAGGAATTGAACGGCACCCTCCACCTCCCGCTGACCTATAAAATACTGGAGTGGCATAAACTCATATACAAGTTAGTGGCCAACCTCGAAACCGGTGAGATTCATTATTCATTCACGCCCTACCGTCCGGCGGATAGCCCGTACCGAGTGCCGTGCATGTCTACCTGCGGCATGATGATGAGCCGGGAGATATATGATGAGCTGGGCGGCTGGCCGACAGAATTGGGCATCTACGGAGGCGGTGAGAACTTCATCAATTTTACCCTGGCCGTGTTGGGAAAAACAGTCAATATCTTCCCATCGGAGCCTCTATTCCATCACGGCGAAAAGCGTGGATATCACTGGAACGGCGATGATTATACCCGAAACAGGACCATAGCCACGTATATGTTCGGCGGTGAAGAACTCGCCGCCAGATTCATAGCCAACCGGCGCGGCAATCCGGCCATATTGCAGAATATATTAAATGACGTTCTTGAAAGGACCAGGCCGCACAGAGAAATGATAGCGGCGAAGCAGAAACTCAGCATAGAAGAGTGGCGTGCGGAAATATAAAAAAAGGAAAGCCCGGCCCGGGGATGAGAAGATCCCCAGAGCCGCCACGCTGAAACACCAGCGCAGGGGCACATTGCCCGACTTCCCCACAGAAATAGATAAAAGGGGAAATATCATATTCAAGTAGATTGCGCAAGGAGGTGTCTCATGCAAAGTCCTATCCCTTATATCGGAGGAAAAAGTAAATTGGCCGCAAAAATTATCGAGATGATGCCAGAACATGACGCCTACTGTGAGGCATTTGCCGGTGCCGCCTGGGTATTTTTTCGGAAGGAGCCGGTAAAATACGAGGTCCTCAACGATCTGGACAGCGATCTGATCGTTTTTTATCGAGTATTGCAAAATCATTTGGAAGAATTTCTGAAGCAATTCAAGTGGATTTTGTCTTCCCGGGAATGGTTTGAGGACTGGAAACGGCAGCGGGAAGCAGGGGGCCTGACCGATATCCAGCGGGCCGCCCGCTATTATTATCTGCAGAGGCATTCATTTGCCGCAAAGGTGCGTGGCCGCACGTTCGGCACGGCCCCTTTACGACGGCCGCGAATCAATCTTCTGAGGATCGAAGAGGAACTTTCGGAAGTCCATCTGCGGCTGGCCAGGGTGACGATTGAGAACCTGCCCTGGCAGGATTTTATCCGCCGTTATGACCGGGCCAAAACCCTTTTTTATCTTGACCCGCCGTACTGGGAGGCACCGGTATATGAGCATAATATGTATAAGCTTGACGATTATCGTGATATTGCAGGCGCTCTCGAAGGGGTGAAGGCCTGTTTTATCCTAAGCATTAACGATCGTCCGGAGATTCGGAAGATTTTTAAAAAGTTTAAAATCAAATCGATTTCACTGAATTATACAGTAGCAAAGAAAGGAGTAACTAAGGCAAAAGAGCTTTTGGTAAGTAATTTTTAGGAGAAAAAGAACCCCAATCTAATATAAAAAAGCCTGTCGAATTTGATGCTCAGATTCGGACAGGTTTTCTGCGCCCTGTTCTACCAGCCCCTTCTTGGCCACCAGTATTTCTCAAATTGGATGCAAAGACTTCTCAAATTAGATGCAAACTTACAGC